TTACTTCCACCATCTGTAGTTGCGTCAACATGTATAGCAATCATAGGCTCAATACCTGGACTATAAGGGCTTGAAGTATTTGTATTTTCATACTTTCTAGAATTATTTAATAATTGTACGCTGCAGCTTCCTGTACTAAATGTAGCTAACTCTCTTGATCTACCTCTTGAAATAGTTACGCTTTGTACGTCTGCTGTAACATCTGTTAAACTAACGGCACCTCCTAATTCTCCTGAGCCTAAAACACCTCTTACTAAATCATCTAAAGTAAATTCATTTGGCGTAAAGCCTACTCTAACTCTTACTGTTGGTTGTGCCATTAGATTATTGTTAGTACTCTATTTAAAGGCCCATTCTTATTTGTATAATCATTAAGCGCATTAATAACTTGATCAGGGTTGTTTACTTGATTATTAAAGTTAACTGTTAAACCTGCTCTTGGATCTAATAAAGCAGCTGAAGTATTTGCTGCATTAGTTGTTAATTGACTTATAGTTTTAGCTGGATCAATAGTTTCTTCAGGCGTTAATCTTTTAACTTCTTTTTCTGCAAAACCAAAAGAAACATTTCCAATTTCAGAAAGTTTAGGCAAATTAATATTTACGCCTATTTTTCCTAATACACCAGCTACTCTATCAACAAAACCATTAATAGTTCTAATAAAACTATTCAAACTATTAATTATTCTATTAATCATATTTTCAAAGTTTTTAGGCAAGTTTGTAAAAAATGGTTTTAAAAACTTATCAACCATTTCAGTTAGCTTTTTAAACGCCGGCGCTAATAAAGTTAGCAGTAAAGTTACAACAGCTATTATAGGCGGAGCTAAAGCTGAAAGTAATTGACCTACAACCTGAATAAACGGAGCTACTGCTTTAATAGCTTCTACTAAATGAGGTCCTACTTCAGTTACTAAATCAACTATAACTGGAAGTAACTCTTCAATCACTGGCAGCAATTCTGCGCCCATTGTAACCTTTAAATCTTTTAATTTAGCTTGTGCAGCTCTTGACTTGTTAGCAAAACTTTCTTGCGTTCTGTTAAGATCGCCCTGTTGTACTGCTGTTTTTTCTAATAACAATTCATAGGTTGCAAGTGCTTTTTCCTGCTTCGTGAGTTCTGCTGCCGAACTTTTGCCAGTCATTTCAAATGCTTTTGTTTGTACGTCTGCTTCCATTATGGCGATCCCATAAGTTTTCAAACTTTCTCTCTCACCGAGCAAAGCTTTAGTGAAGGCTTGCATAACTGGCTCTGCGCCTCCCTGAACGTTGCTAAATGAAGCTACGTCTCCGGCAAGTGTTGCTAACTTAACTGATAAATCTGCAGAAGCTTCGCCTGTAAATTCAATACCTTGCATGATTGCACCTGATTGAGTTAATAGCCCTTCCAACTCGTGCGCAGCTAAACCGGCTTTATTTGCAAACTCATCAACGAAACCAGATAACTTTGGTACACTTTCTCCAAATGTAGTTTCAAAAGCGGATCGTGCTTCATTAGCATCTGATCCTAAGTTAACTAAATCTTTACCTAGAGTAACTGCAGCAACTGAAGCAACACCTAAACCTGCAACCGTAGCTTTACCTAAAGTACCGGCTACAGAACTAAATTTACTCATAGCTTTTTGTGATCTTGTTAAGCTATCAGTAAAATTTTTAGTTTTACCTATAATTGCTATCGAAACTTTTTTTTCTTTTGCCATTATTTAATTGCTTTCATTAATGCGTCATACATACGATCAGAATATGTTTCAGCTATCTTGTTTTGATTTTTATCTAAAGTTTTACCGGCAACATAACCTTTTTTACCAAATTGTGAAAATGTACTGTCACCTGCTGTAAATCTATGACCGATCCATTTTTTATAAGGAAAGTCTGCTCCAGGTCGTGAATACCTTAGATTGCCTACTTGACTTCTACTTACAGCTCTAGTTTTACCATTTTTAGTAGGTACATACATATACCGGCGACCAAACTCCATAGAAAAAGCAGCTGGTCTTTTATCATTAGTTTTAATATTAATTTTTGCTTCTGTACGTGTACCTGAAGCAGTATAAGCCATAGCTGAAGCTCTAGCTTTAGGAATTCTTTGTTTTTTAGCTAACGCTCTTATTTCTGATAATTGTTCTTTAGCAAGCTCTCTATGAAACTTAGATAATACTTTTAAAACTTCTGTATCACCATATTTTTTAATGTCTTTTCTTAACTCTATTAACTCAGAGTTATCAATTGTAAATTCACCAGTTATTTTTGCCATATCAACTTTCGTATTTTTTATTTATAACTTTAACAATTGCATCAAACATTTCCATTTCGATATTCAATAAAGCATTTGGATCTATTCCTGTTTCAACTGCTATAGCAGCTATTAGATCAATAAACCCGTTTATGCTTTTAAATTATCACTTGATCCAGTAATGTCTAGGTCTTCAACTTTATCAACCCAAGCATCATAATCTTCAGTAACACCATTTCTTTTAGAAGCAAGCCATGCTAAATATAAAAGCCATTCGTATCGCTGCTCATCATTTAATCTAGAAATTGGTATGTCAAATTTGCGCTCAAATTTAACAATATCTCCCGGCTTGATCTTAACTTCAAGTTTAGTACCGTCGCTCATCACGACGACCATATTGCCCATTAAGAAGTAGCGCGGCTAATAGTTCCAGAAGTAGGAAACGAAACTGACATTGTAGCAAGTTCTCCTACAGCGTTTGCAACTGGAATATGTTGATTAACTAAAACTGATCCACTATAAGATGGATTAGTAGCGCTAACTGATCCGCTTGTTGGTTTTACTACAAAAGCTGTAGTTGTTCCAAGTAACGGAAATAAAGTAGCGTCAACTTCACTAGCTGCAAAATCTTGTTGAAACTCGATGGAAAGAGTACCTGACTTAAGGCCTCCTGTCCTAGACTGGAAGGTTTCCCCCATCGCTGTTGTCATAATTTCATCGGCTGTAATATCTAAAGTAACTGAAGCAACATGATCACTTAAATCAACGCTGTTCAATGTTACGCTTGCATCTGTCAAAACAAATTTTGCCAAAATAAACTCCTTTCAATATCTTTATTTTAAATATGAATAATGAAATATAAGTTTATACGTTATTAAATGGAAAACCCCTCTTGCTGCTAGAGGGGCTTTCCGGTACGTAAACGGGGGTTGTACGTTTTATTCTTTTCTTAATACAAATTCTAAATCAAGATAATCATGAAAATCAGGATTAACTTTTGGTTTAGGCTCGCGTTTTTGACTTACTGTAAAACTACTCCAACATAATTTTAATTTGCTTTCAGTTCCATCTTTATTATATAATCTAAAAGTAACTTCTGTATCTCCTAATAAATTATGTAACTTATCTTGATCTTGCCTAACTTGATCTTTATTTTTCATTTAGTCTTCTTTACAAGCTTTTAAAAATTTGCCTGTATCAAAATTAGGATTATCATCTTCAAATATTGATGCTAGTCCTAAAGTAACTTGTGATTTAGTTTCGTTAAATTTGATTATTTTAGCTATTGCTTCATAATCTTTTCTGGTCATTGCCATTTTTAGTCCTTTCTTTTGTATATATTTTAAATAATTTCGTTTAATAAGTCGTGACAATTAAAACAAAATATCATTTCATCAATGTCAAATATATTTTTTTCTAATAAATTAGTTGAATTACAACTTAAACAATTAACTTTATGTTTTAGTTTTTGCATTTAGTCCTCCGTTTGTTTAGCTTATAATATAATTATAACATAAATTATTTTAAATGCGTAATGTTTTTAAATATTTTTATTCAATACCGATTGCAGCATGAATTGAAAAGCTTGGATTAGTTCCGGTTATAGTATAATTCAAACGCCAGTAATTATCAGTTACAGCACCAGCAACACTTTGAAAATCCGCTCCTATAGCTGTAATCCCTGTAAAAGTAATCCGATCGGTTGGACTTGTAAAGCTTGAATTATCATCTGATTGTAATTTAAAAGTAATAGTTGGAGTTGATGTACCTGAAACTGCATAGCAGTGAATTGCTGCATACGCCTTTTCAGTGGCGGCAACAGCTCCAAGTTGGGTGCCTGTTGAATTACCTGAAGCTGTTAATGCGCCATCTAATTGAATAGTTCCTCTAACAACTTTATCGGATGATTGGCTTTTACTTATGCTAAATGGCGCTAAGCCTCCAACTTCACCTAATATTGAATAATCAAATAATCTTGACTTCATAAAATATGCAATATTTCCTACTCCAGCATCTGGAACAGTAGTTACAATTAATTCATTTCCAATTGAAGCACCTAATAAAGCATCTGGTTTATTTGATCCGGCTTCATAAAATCCATCAATTTGAAGCGAACTATCTTTAAGTCCACCCAATTTCTCTCTAAATCCATTACTGTTAATTGTAGTTGCGTCTAGCTCTTCAGCGTTTATTTCTAGGTTAACAGAAGTAGTATGATCGCTTAAATCATAACCACCTGAAAAAACTTTTCCATCATTAAATACAAATTTTGCCATTTATTTCTCCCACGCTTCATTTACATCAGGAGTGCTCTTATCGTCTTTAATAAAAGTTCCATCTTTTTTTCTTGCACGCTTTCTTTTAATTGTAGTAGGTTTTATATGGCCACCTTTAATTAATGATTTTGCAACTTTTTCATCATCAATAGTTATAGTATCACCTTTAATTTTACCCATAACTTTTTTATTACCAATTATTTTATATTTCATTAATTACCTCCGCAACAACCTGCGCCGCAACAACCATCCATTAGCTTGATCCTTTCGTGTAAACTTCTATAGACAAATTGGCACCAATTCCATCAATACCATTTAGATTAAAATCTGCGCTGTAGTTACTTACATTAACAACTCTAGCATCTGTATTAGCAAGACCTAAAGTTCTATTGTTATATATTATTTGCCTAATACTCGAACTGCCACTACCTGTAACAAAAGCATCTAATTTATCTTGCGCTGTTCTTGCATCAGATCGCTGTACAGCAATTAAAACATCGAATGTGTAAAGATCAGTTCCACGTTGCATTGCTAAATCGAATTCAATATTTGTTGGTATAAACATTGCTACTGGAAAATTAATTGCGTTGTCAGGTATTACATCATAACAACGAAGGCCATTTATGCCACCTATTGTTGTTTTAAGACCATCTCTTATTTGTGACATTGTTGCCATTTAAGCAACTCCTAAAACTGTACCCTTACGAAACGGCGCAATCATTCTGGTAATTTCTCTATTTTGTTGTATATTAACAACGCCAAAATCTCCTACACCTGCAACACCTAAAGGCGCATTTCGCATAGCAAATAGTTCACTTGCTAACATTAACGTAGCTTGTCTAATTTGTTCAGGCACTGCTGCATAACCCCATTTAGCTGTAATTTCAGCTCGCGGTCTATTACTTGAAGTATCTAGGGGCCATTCATTTGATCCATCGCTTATCAATTCAACTATGTAATAAGGATTTCCTGTTATGCCTCCAACAATTCCATTGATAGGCAAAACTTGATATTCACTTGATGAAACAGTTACCTCATACGTTCCATCATCATCATCGTCATATTTAACTACAAGTCCTGTAGTTGTAGAAATGTCATCAACTCTTAATCGATAAACATCTTCTGTAAAAAATTTCCTAGCCGATGCGGATCCGTCTGCGTAAAAATATCTGCCACAAAAAGCGTCTATTTGTCTTGAAGCTGCATTAACAGCATCATCTAAAAGATCATCGTCCCCGCTATCATCTGACGGGATTCCAACAAAAGCTTTTAATTCATTTTGTGTACAGTAGCCATTAGTAATTGCCATAGGTTATTTACCCTTTTTCTTTCGGCCCTTACCTTTGCCACCTTTCATTTTTTTACCGTAACCAACACCTTTAGGCATAATTACTTCTTTTCTACTTTTTTTTCGGCTTTAGGTTTAGCATCAGCTTTTTCAACTTTGCCACCTGCTGCTTTAATAGCTTTTTTAACTTCTTCAGCACGTTTAGCCTTTCCGTATAATTCGTAGCCCTTGAGCTCTTCCTTTAACGCTTTTATTAAATTTTTATTTGACATAATTTTTTCTTTCTTTATATGGTTAGAGGTATCAATTGCTTGACACCTCCGACCATTAATCTAACTAAAAGGACGGTGTAACCAGTCCTGTTCCGTTAATCATTGTAGTTCCTGCTGGGTATCTTCCAGAAGCGAATGCGTTATATCCGTAAACAACCATTTTAGTTGTAAGTGATCCTGCATTTGTTTCTTCAAACTTGAGCTGGAATAGACCATCTTCGAAAAGAATATGATCATCTGCTTTAACAATGAGAATTATATCTTCATCATTACCAGATCCTGCATCTGTTTGAATGTTTGCATCTGTGATAACTGGCAGCCCTAAAAGGTTACCAACAACGTTTCCGTATTTTGCTGCTTCACCAACACCGATTGGATTATCTGGGTTGTTTCCTGCTGGGACAACTAACGGCCTATTTGAGCTGTCAAGTCCTGCAGTTATGAAACCCCATCGTCTTGGGTGCATAATGATTGCAGTAGCTGGAGCAAATCTGTTAGCGTTAACTTTTTGAATTGCATCAGCCAATTTAGGATAAAACTCAGCAACAGTTGGACTTGCGTCTGTGTATGTTGTTGTGTTTATTCCTGAAACTGATTTTATTCCTAACGGTTGTCCAGAACTTCCGGATCCGTTAATCATAAGATTATCAAGTTTTGTATAGTATGCTGCGACTAAGTCTTGGAAAATAATGTTTTCCATGCTAAATCCAGGTTGTCCGCCACGCTCAAGAGCTTGTCTTGAAACGTCTTGCTGACCTGCAACAGTATCAACATTAACTGTTAATAGCGTATCATCCATATTAGTTTCTGATACAGCTGAGTTTTGTGTTGCTTGTTCTGCTGTTGTTGATCCAGTAGTTATTCTGGATACTTCCATTTTCATACCAAATGCTGGAAGAGGTTTTTTAGGTACAGCGTTATAAACTGCTGCGCCAGCTCTTGCAATTGGTGCATACTCATTTACTAGAAATTGAGGAACTACGAGGCCTGAAAAGGCTCCTGTTCCGACATCTCTAGAAGATTCATGATCTTGATGTTGATTAAGTCTTTCTTGCGCTTTGAAGTCGCCGGATCTAGCTGCCCAAGCATCAGAAATGAAGGAATGATTTCCATCTTTTCGATATAGGTCAGGCTCGTTGATCTCTACAACAGCTTCTTTTTCGCCTAAGTCTTCATCTTCAACATTAAGTTCTGATCTACTTTCTTTAACTGCTTTGAGTGTTTCGGCTGCATCTCTAGCTTCACCTATTTTTACATTAAGCTCTTTTACTTCTGTATGCAATTCATTTGATCTTGCAAATTTGCTGTCAAATGTTTCTCCTGCATCCATTTCATCAAGCTCAACTACTAGTGAATCTAATTCAGCAACTTTTGCATCTCTAGCTTCAATTAATTTTTTCATAGCTTCCTTATGTTTATTATCTTTTACTTCTGCGTAGAGTGTGTTCTTAAGTGTGATTTCGGCACTAAACACGGCTTCACGTCTTAGCGAATGCCATCTCTTTCAAGTTTCATTTTTAACAATTCAACTTTAGGATTACTTCGCTTTTTATCAACGTTATTACTTTCAGTAACTTCATTAATAAAACCTTCTAAAATTTCTTTTGCTTTTTCACCGCTTCTTGCTTCAACTAGCTCTTTATGTAGGTTTTCTAATTCAACCCCTCTAAGCTTAGCACCAGCCCAAGGATTAGCAGGATAAGTAACAACGCTTACATCAAATAACCTTGCTTCGTTTACTTCTCTGTTTTCTCCTTGATTATCAAAATTATCTTTGATTGCTGCAAATGCAAAAGACATTTCATTTAAATCTCCTCGCTTCATAGCGCTTGCTACTTCAGCTACTGTAGGATTAGTTGGATCTAATTCAGCTCTAACAAATAATCCATAATCATCTTCTTCTAATTTTAAAGTTCCTGATGAAGTTCTAGCCAATGGAATTCCATCATGATTAACTAAAAATCTTACATCATCTTGCTCTTGTAAAGTTTTCTTAAATGCTCCGGGTTTAATAGTTTCGTTATATAAACCTTTGCTATCTCTTACTCCGTATGGTTTATCGAATACAGAGGCATAACCAGTAAATAATAATGTATTTTTATCATTATCATTTCTTTCTTCAACTGCTGCAAATGTAAAACTTCTATTTTCAGTTTGTCTTTCCATGCTATTTATATTAGTAATAGTTTTTTGCTTTTCAATTGTTTGTGACATTGCAACAGCTCGATCGAATACATCAATATGTTGTCCACTCATTTTTTCCTCTTTCTTTGTATATCTTGGGTGTTCTTTTGGAAGTAAATCATTGTCTGATAAATATTTAGGATTTTTTGGTTTATCATTTTTTAATAAATAACTAAACGCTTTTAATCTAGCTAATCCCCATGCTTGTCTGCTAACTCCAGGTCTATGCGAAGAACTAAACGCCCCAAAACCTCTTCTAACAACAGCTTTCGCAGAAGATGCTTTTAATTTTCTCCAGGACGCCATTCCAGCTACTTCTTCATTATGTTCTTTAACTCTGTTTTTAATAGCTGTTTCAGTACTTTCACTAAATTTAATGCCACCTTTTTTACCGCTTGCCGATCCTTTTTTATTTTTGCCGCTGCCTTTAACTTGATCTTTTTTAGGAGCAGGCGTTGCGCTATCATTTCTAGGCTCTAATTTACCTTCTTTAACAAGCTGCGCTATTTTTCTATCAGCCCAATCTGCTGCTTGCATGGGATTAGTCCAGGGGTTAGATCCCCAGAGTAAAAATGCTACGTCAGAATAACGCCAAGTGTCAGAATCATTAGGACTAGTTTTTTCGCGATCAAGGTCAACTATATGTCGTTTATGCCAAGCAGCTATACGAACTATTTTTGAAATTGATACAGGCTCACCTGCAGCCATAGATCTTGCTTCGCGTTTTGTTTTATCTGTTAATCCAGGTCCAGCTTTTCTAATATTCTCTAAACCTCGTTGAGCATTTTTTTTCATAAACTCTGCAGGTTTTCTATCTACTTCTCTTAACTCAACTTCATTATTTTTGGACTTCATTTCAGCTTCAGCTATATTTAAAGCTGTTATTTGATCCATTGCAGATTTATGAGTTTTATGACAGCCCATTAATTTATTGTCTGAATCTTTAACAACTGCGTGGCCTCCAACTTGATCTTTACCAGATTCGCCGCTTTCTTTTGGGCAATCAGCATGGTTATGAATAATTGAATATGGCATTATTCTTGATTAAGATTATTTGTTGGATCATGCTCATCTGTTCCTTGCGCTGGAAGTGTAGGATCGATTAAAGCTCCTTGTAAGCCTATATAAAACTTATCGCCGCCTTCATAAGGCTCCAGTTCCATTTTTGCTCTTGCTTCATTCGGAGTCATAACTCCTGAACTTATTGCAACTTGAAATGATCTTACACGGCTTAATTGATCGCCTCTAGCATATTCGTCAGTGTCAAGTCTAACAAATTGTTTTCCAGGCAGCAATGACGAAAGACCGTCTTCTATTCTTCTAATCCAGGGCAAAAGTGTATGGCGAATAAACGCTAAGCCATTACTTTCAATATTTGAATATACGTTTGATCCGTCTTTTGACAATAATAAATGAGCAGGTATTCTAAATACTCTTGCTATTTCGTGAACTATTTGATCTCTAGCTCCAATCAATTCCGACCCGGCTTCAGCACTAATTGCTTTCCATTTTAAACCGCCTGTTAAAACAGCAGGTTTTCTATTTCGATTATGGTTGCCTATCCATGTTTCTTTTAATGCTTTAGCTTGCTCAGCTGTTAAATCTCTATCTGTTTCTAATACAGAGCTAGGAGTTCCACCTTGTCCATAAAATTGCGCAATATGTCTTTCCATTGCTAAAGCAAGGCCATAAGTATTTGAATTAGTTCTTAGCGGGCTTACACCAATTAATTGTCCTGGATAGCTATACCAAATTAAATGAAGCATATTATCTGCAGTTATTTTACGATCATAACCTTTACCTTTAGCTGTTTGCAAGTAATAGCACTTACGGCCATCACTCATTTCAACTTTTACTTTTTCAGGGTGTATAGGTGTTAATTGTATTGGTCTGCCTTGTCTATCTTTATCAACAAGTATAAAAGCATTTCCGTGCATAGCCATTGAAGTTATTGTTTGATGCAACAATGAAAACATTGAAAGATCAAGACCTATATTAGGTTTTTCTAAAAACTTTGGTTTGTCTGTAAATATTGTTTTTTGCCCTTCATATCGTAAAGTTTTAACTGGTAATAAAGCAATACTATCAGCTATTAACGATATAGCGCTAAAAACTGTTGATATACCTAAAGCAGAATTTTCGTTAACTTCTTCGCCGGTATAATTATAAAGGCCGCCTTCTCTTAAGGCTAAAATGTCGGATAAATTTCCGAGGGCTGCGTCTCTGTTTTCTTTTTTATTAAATAAACTCATCTACTAATTAAATAACTTCCTACAATTAAAAATGCTCCCGCTACGACATAAGCAAGGCTTACATTAAAAGTATATACACCATAAATTATAAGGCTAGCTCCTGCTACTTCTACTATAGTTGTTATTACGCCAATCATAAGTTTATAATAGCAACTTCTGGATTATCGTCTTTAGGTATTGGAGCAGTAATTCTATCGAGCATCATAACCATTGCTATAGAACTATCAATTTTTCTTTTTGATCTACCTTTACTTAAACGCCAACCCATATCAGTAACTTTTTGTGCAGCGCTTAAAACTTGATCTGTAAATTCAGGATCGCCTTCATGTATTACTTTATTATTAGCTATCATTTCATAAGCGTTGCCACAAGCTGGAATCATTCTTGAATGCGTTTGAGGAAAGTTAACCATATTAATTCCTCTGTCTAATAAAACCTGCGCTGTACGTTCCATAAATGCTGGATCGTAGGCAACTTCTATTAATTTATATTTAGTAGCTAATTCAACAATAAAAGCTTCTATTTCTTGTACATCTAAATAATTCTCACCTTGAGGATGCCATATTTGTGATTTAACTCTTACAACTCCGTTTTCATCTTTTTGGCCATAGGTAACTGCGCACGTATCATGACGTAAAGCCATATCAATTCCTACAAATGTTTCTGCACCTTGAAGAAAATCCATATCTTTATTTTCGCAGCTGTCCCATTGCTCTGCACTAATCCAGCTTTGCTCTTCAATTCTTGTCCATTGATTCAAATGATACCTTTGAAATTCATTAACTGGAAGTGATTTAAAACGTCTTCGCAAATTTTCAATAGGCCACCAATCATTTTCAATTGCTGGGTTTACTTTTTTCCATATTTCTTCATCCTTAGGGTTATCTGTATCTTTAGCTCCATACCATTTAAAATAGAATTCTGGATCTTCTGCTTTGCCAGCTTCTTTCATCATACCTCTTTGATATAATCTCCCCATCAAACTATCTAGATCATGGCCAGCTGTAGATATATTAACAACTATGCCATCTCGTCTTTTAGCTGTATTGTTTGCTAAAACATAATGAACTCTTTCTAAGTTAATATTGTTAAATTCATGTACCTCATCAAATATGCTGCAACTATTTCTACCTCCATCAGCAGTACCGGCCTTAGCTGCTATTCTGTACGCTCTACCACTTCCGTTTTTAACTTGTATTTCGTTTTGAAATGTTTCAACCATATTATTTAATATTGGACTTTCTTCACACATAGTTTTCATAGTTCCAAAAACTAGATTAGCTTGCTCATAACTAGCAGCAGCTACAGCAACTAAAGGTGACGTAACTCCTGATCCAAGTAATTCATATAATCCTAATCCAGAAATCAAAGCAGATTTTCCATTTCCTTTTGGCAAACCGATCATAGCTTCTCTATATTTTCTATGGCCATTATCGTTTAATTCATACATTTCATAAATAATCTTTTTTTGCCAATCATCTAGTTTAAACGGCATTCCATAAAAGTCACCTTCGCCATGCACACAAAAACCTTCAATAAATTTAACTACTCGATCTCCTGTAGTTTCTGGTAAAGTAATCATTCTTCCTCTTCACATTCGTGACAAATTATTTTGCTTTCGTCTTTATTGTAAAATATTTTATAACATTGTTCACACATCAATATATATTCAATGTTGTCCATTATTCTTCTTCTAGTTGCTTTAACCTCGGATCAGCTATTTCTTTATTATCTTCTTGCAGCAATTGTTGTAATTGTTGAAAACCCATTTGAGCTTCACCAAAAGCAATTCCCAAGCGTTGACGAGCAAGGGGAGTTAACCCGAGTTCCTGCTCAAGTCTTAATATTTTTTCTTCAAGTTTTAGTGTTAATTGTATAAGCGGATTTATAACAGCTTGCCCTTTTGATCCTTCAGCTAATAAACCAGCATTACCTTGTCTGGCAATTGTTCTATTAGCTCTTTCAGCTTCATCATAATATTGAAACAATCTATAAAATGCAGGAAGATCTACCACCTGTGCTGTTGAAGCCAATTCACTATCCCAATACGCTTTCCAATATCTAATAGTCTTTGTTGTCCATCTTGAGTTAGGTTTAGGTATAGGCATATTACGACCACCATTAAGCATAGTTAAATTATTGTCCCTATGACCAACTAAATTTGTTTTGTCTTTTGGTAATGGCCCACGAGGCATTATATATAACTCCAGATTAATTTATTACTTGTAACGTAATAATAATAACATATAACAGCTAGCAAAAAACAAACAACGTAAAAAAAAATTATATGTATAACAAAACTCTATATATGAGCACGAAAAAGGTCGCCAAGCATGCTTCGGGTGGCAGGCACTTGTTGCATAAGAAAAAATAGCCCCCTATATAGCCCTTAAAGCCTTATTTCATAGTCTTTTGTATTTTAGCCTAGTATAAAGCATTTTATTCATCTATGATCAATACCACGTCTTTTTCGATGACAAACCTGACATAATACGCGCAAATTAAATATTTTATGTGTACCTCCTTTGCTTATAGGTATTATATGATCAACTGTTAACCTATTACTCTTGTTGCCTACAGTTCCACATTGCACGCAATTACGTTGCGCTTTCTTTATTAATGCTTTGTTACGTCTGTATTCTGGATCTTGATACGCTCTACGCCTTGTATCTTTATACTTATATTTCTTTATTAATGGCTTATGCTGCGCGCAATAACTAGGATTATCTTTAGTTGGCTCTATTAATACTCTGCATTCAAGGCAAGGTCTCTTAGGTACTATCATTTTTTTTATTATGCCAATCTTGTAGGTTTTTATT